GGTCTTGACGGTTTGAGTGTTCGGCGGGGTATTAGGATAGCCGTTGCCTTCAGGGGTGCTGATTTTTTTAATGCCAGCATATTCGGCTGATCCTTCTTTGTGTTCGGCAATGCCGCCTGTTCTACGAGTGCTCATTACTTACTCCGTTGATTGGCTACACGAGCCATATTACGACCCTTGGCTTTCATTTCACCCGTGGTTACGCCACTACGCTTCAGTCCTTTCATAGATTTCTGCTTGTCGTGCTTCTTGTCCATGCTGGACTTTTCCCACTCTTTGTAACCCATCTTGTGCTTTTTTGCCAATTTTTTATCCTCGCGGATATCTTCAGCAGAACCTTCAAACTTAGCCATTGCTTTTACCTCTGTGGTTTAGCTAATTGTAACAAAAACATCGTTCAACGTAAAATCTGCCTGCTGCGATCCTACGGGATTCCAGCCAAACAAACCTCTGGACGCATTCAAATTGGTATCCGGTCTTGGATTACGCAGTGCTTGAGGATCATCAACAGGATACGTGCCGACCCAAAGCTGCGGTTGATCGGGGCTCCAGTCCGTAGGGCACGCCAATAGATTGATGACTTTGCCCTTGATAATGACGGGTTTAAGCTTGCCTAGCGGATAACGAAAACCGCAAAAATCGCAGAAACCAAAGGCTTTTTTACCCGTTGCAAAACGGTTAGCCACTTACCAACCCCTGCTACCAATATAGCCAGAATAGGGGACGAACCGTATAGGAGCCTTATCCCTGTCTTCATCCGAAGCCGCTTGCCACGCTTCATCATACATCTGCTTGAGCATAGGAATACGATCTATACTTTCAGGAGTCTTCAATGCAACATGATAGGCTAACCCTGCAATCAAGGCCGGAACAAACCTGAAGGGCACATCCATCGTCAAAGTGCCGGAGTTCCCCGCATCATCGAGTCTACGGAGTCTCCAGTACACTAGCGTGTAAGAGTCGTTGTTTGCAGCAGGCCAAATCTTGATGTTCGGAACAGGTGCTTGTCGATCTACATATATTTGAATGGGCCTGCCTGTCGTGAGCTTATTAGGTAGGGTTGCATAGGTTGGGAGCGCTATACGTGTGATCTGAAGATCGACCTGCGTAGCTGTGTTGCCGGGGTTCTGCCGTATGACGTGCTCAATAAGGTCTACCGTATCGGCAGGGAGAGGGTACTGCACTGTGCCTTGAGTCAAAGGAATAACGCCTTGCTCTACCGTCCAGAGATTGATACCCCGATTAGCCCACTCAGCCATCATGATATTGAGGCTACGCCTTGCTGTTTTCAGCTGGTAGCCCGTGCGAATCTCTACGCCCGCACGCTCGTAAGCCTCTTCGATAATCTCGGCTACGTCAGGATTCCAAACCGCTGTACCTGAAGTGGTCATTTTTGCCTAGCCGCTCTTAAGTTATCAACGAGATTCGGGTAAGGTCGCCCTGCTTTCTTCGCTGCAGCTTTAGCTGAGGCTTTCTTGGCAGAACTTAGCTTCTTTGGTTTGCCTAGCCCTTTAGGGCGCTCCTTATCCCAAATTTCTTTAGCCATTAGGTTTGACCGTTGTTCTTAATCAACAGGATATTGAAGTACGAACTGACCGAGTTGTTTGCCGCTGCACCTATCGCTGTGGCCCCGACGCAATTCTTTTCAGGGATTCTGTAAGGAAGCTCAAACAGGTAATCTGCCGTACCATTGTTGACGGCTGTCACGGCACCCACGCGAAGGATGTTATCAGGCCCATGCTGCTTCAAAAACCCAGTAACGGAGGAGTTACCAGATGCCTGCCCAGCAGAAAAAAGCCCCTGTAGCATGTATCCTGTGTACCCTGCTGGAACGCAATAATGACCCGTAGTGCGGTTGTTGAACCCTGTTGCAATAATATCATACAGCACGGCTGGAACACCCGAAGTGACTGTACCTGTACCTACGTTGATATCCCCAGCATTTGCGCCGCCAGACCCAACAGAGATTACATATAATTGGTTCACATAGAGATAGCTGTTGGTCGTGTTTACCGCTGTCTGCCCGTTTAGGATTACAGATTCGCTTTTCTCGTTGTAGTCGCCGTCGATCCCGACGAGCATTACCGTTCTTGCCCCCGTACCCGCAGACGCATCGTCCGCACTAGATGAGCTAACTTTAAGCACTGAGGCGGCTGTTGGATGAGGAACCGTGCCCCCATTAGGCCATACAGACTCTTCAGTGGTGTCTACATCCGGGTTGTACCCAAAGACAATAACAGGCGAGTGCATCGTGATCTGCCCACGAGAGACCTGTATATGAAATGGCTCGTATTTGCCCAGACGACTGACGGAAGAAACTACACTGGTATTTGCCATGATTTTTTACTCAACAATTCCAAGCCCGCAGGCTTTTGTTAATTCTGCTATTCGGGTCTTTAGCGGTTTTAGCGGAGGTGTTAGCCTTCTTCATACCTGTCATTCTCGCACAAAATGACTTCCTTCTGCCCGCATCTTCTTTGGTTTTGGGTTTGGGTGCAGGGGGTTTCAAACCCGGTTTACCGGGATTTGCCTTGTTATAGGAGGCTCTGCCCTTGGCATTAAGCCCACCCTTTTCATCCTTCCCTTCCTTCCGAGTCCACGCCGCAGACTTAGCCATTACCTTCTACCACGAAGCATTTGCATGGTCGGCCTACCTTGCATCTGTGGCCTTTGCAGTGGCATAGCATTCGGATTGCCTTGTACCTGTGGCATTGGCATGGGTCTTGGCATTGGACGCGGCATGGGTTGTGGCTGCGCTTGTATCGGGCCTTGAGGCATTACACCCCCTGTCCGTGGCTGATCCAGCGGTTGGGAACTTCCTACACTGATCGGACCCTGTGGTGCACTGTTCACCTGAGTCTGCTGAGAAGCCATCTGCTGTTGCATAGCCGCTTGTATTTGCGCCATCATTTCTGGTGACATTTGCGGTTGTTGCGGAGCGGAGGGCTGACCTTGCGGAGGCATAGGAAAAGGCTGAGACACTTGTGGACCTTGTGGCATTGCACCGCCCGTTTGAGGAGCAGGACCGGCGTAAGCTGGAAGCGTCGATATAGGCCCAGTGCTAGGAGCAGGCATTGGCCTAGCCATACCAAACTGCTGAGGCATGCCCTTACCGGGTGCGGCTACGTTAGCTCCCGGCATCTGAGAAGGGGCTCCAGCCATACCTTGTCGGTAATTCTGCAGCATGCCTTGATACTGTTGAAGATTACCACCTACTGCGGGTCTGCCCCCGCCGCCTTGTGCTCCGCCTGCCATGACTTATACCATCTTCCCTTTGGTATGGCCTTTCTTGATGCAGCCATCAACCTTGCCACCCTTATAGTATCCCGCGCCGGGGAATGGACCGGCAGATTCTGCAGAACCTACGTTCATCAAATCCATCTTGGACTTGGCTTTGCTCTTGTTCTTCAGCATGCCCTTACGAACTTCTTTGCCTTTTTTCATTCCGCATTTCATATCATCACCTGTCGCTTTACGTTGTATTGAGGAAATCCCTCGTGAGGGCATAGTCATTGCTTGTCTGCCTTACCGTCTAACTTGTCCATGATGCGCTGGAACATGGTTTCTATCTTAGCCATTTCGATGTGATAGTCATCCTTACGCACGTACTCTTTATGTAGAGTGGTGTTGAGGTCTTTCATATCATCTTTAAGGTCTTTGATAGCGTCCCATACAATCTTGAACAGCCAGCCGAAGAAGGCGCTAACTATCGCTATCGCCGCATCTATAAAGTTCTGCCACTCCATAGCGCCTGCTCCTTACGGAGTTGCGGGGTCTTCAGCACCGTTAGATGCCTTCTGAGCATACATAATCGTCACTCTCGCTGCGCCCGTAGCCGCACTGCCTGCAGTGGTAGCAATCACAGGAACATCAGAAGTACCGACATTGATGAAAGTCAGAGGCTGATAAGTAGAGGACAGGTCGTTGCGGCCTGCGGTGGTGATGGTGGTCTGGGTTACAAACTCGTCATCATTGGAAGAAGTACCAATCTTCAGCGTAGTCGCTGAGTTAAATACCGTAGTGGTGTCTACGATGATATCAAGAATCTGTGAACCGGCTGGAAGAACAGCAACGGTAGTAGCACCTGCAGCAGCAGGAAGGGCTTCAGTCTGGACAAGAACGGCTATGCCGCAGTTTTCGCCCGTACCATAACGAACAGTACCAGAGCGGATCGGCCCGGAAAAAGTCGAAAAACTCATTGAGATTACCTCGTGCACTTGGGCCTGACGTTGTGTGCGGTATCTGCTGGGTCAGTCGCTCAGGCAGTTAGAAATCCCAGATTTAAGAGACTTATATTATGTTTTTGGGGTGGTGTCAAGCAAAAGAAACGGGGGCCGAAGCCCCCGTCATGATAACACTTACGCAGTGTTATACCTTAACCAGCGGAACCGAACATTGACAGCGGGTCACTAAAGCCGAAAGCGTAGCGCTCTCTCGCTTTGTAGCGTGCGTTGCCGGTATCGAAGTCTCCATCCATTGATGTGCTCAGAGCAGCACGGACAAAATGCTTCAGGCCATTCGGCACGTCGGTCTGCAAGAACCAAGCATTGGTGTCAGTCAAGAAGTGGTTAACTGCCCAACCGCCCGGAATGGAGCCGTTGTTCACGATGGCATTCACATCATTATCAGTGGTGCCTACGCGAAGCTGGGTTTCCAACAGACGGGTAGCTACGAACTGCAGGGCCGGAGGAATGATGAGCTTCTTCGGCTTAGCTGCAATCAGCAGTCCGCGTTCGTCAGTCCACAGGCTGATCTGGATAACGGCATTCTCAAGAGAGGTTTCGTTCAGATCAGTCGGGGTAGACGGTACGTTAGAAATGGTAGACCCGCTTACCAGAGGATGAGCATTGCTAAACAGAGATACACCATCACCACCAGCGTAGTTAGAGTTGAAGCCATTGTTCAGAACAGAGGCACCCTTAA